CATCAGCTTGTGTCTTGAATGTGTTGATCGTCGGCTCAAATTTGTCATTGCCAAAGTATCGAGCGACCACCATCTCCGCACAGATTGATTCGGCTATCTGGCAGACATATTCATGAAATGACAGGCTTTTGTCATACCTCGATGAATGATCTGGACGACCATCGATGGCCTTGATTCTTTCAATTGCGACATATAGTGATTTCAGCATCTCATCGTACGAGACTTTCATCTTCACTTGCACAGCTCGCAGTACCACAGCTCCGGTGATCCCATGACTGTGTCATATCGACCGCCATCAAATCGCTTGAATGTCTCGCATCGATCGCACCATTCGATCTTTGGTGGATCGACTTGATCTTTGAGCACTGAGCCATCATCCATGAATCGTGTGCGCTCGCCAGTGGCGATGCGGATCATCTCCATATCGGCCATCACTCTTGCACCTTCCATTTGCCTTCAGCTGTCAATGTGTACCAAATCGGCAGGCATTGATTCGCCTTCACCTTTTCGATGCAGACATGTCCACGATAAGCCTTGCCTGTCTTTGGGCTTGTGCCTTCTTTCAGTAAGCGATGCCCATGCTTGCACTGTGGAGCTTCTGCTATGAGCTCACCGCCAAGCTGTGAAGCGATCTCCTCGATGGTGCTCCCAGCTGTAGCAAATCCATCCTCACTGAAAGGCTTGCTCCATGGATCATCTTCAATCTTGTCCACAAATGCTTTTGGAAGCGTCTCGACTTGCTCCATGTTTTGCTTTGTCGGCCTTGTCTCAGATCCGAGCAATAGCCCTGCACAGCGTCCGATGGCACTTGTGACTGTATCTTCGACGAACCATCGCTTCATGCTGGGATTGTAAGATTCAACCCGTCCGAATGCGTAGTCAATCGCTGATGGCTTTTCATCTTCATACTCACGAAAGATCCGGCACTCGATAAGAATATAGCCAGCCTGTGCATTGAAATCGACGATCGATGTCTCGACGCGATTTGTCGGAAAAGTAGCATGCAGCCTTTTGATGCGAGCTGCGACATCCTCATATCCATCCAAGAATCCGGCCATTTATTTGACCGCCTTTGTCTTGCCCATTGCCATGCCGACAGATCGGCCGTGATGGTATCCGACCGACTTGCCATCCCTGTATCCCATTGAATACAAAAGTGTGGAGATTGCTAGCTGTGCAAGTACCGCAAAGCCGATGATTTGCTCAATTGCCATTTGTTGCTCCCGATTCTGTTAGGGGAGCAAGCCCTGCATTTCGCCTGACCCGTGGCAAGGCTCGCTCCCGAGTAAGAGCATGAAGCAAGACTCTGACAAGGTCAAGAATCCTGCGTGTTCTTCGGCGTGTCCTCGATTGGCTTTGGCCTGTCTTTCAATCCATTTGATGCCAAGACTGATCCAAGTGCGCCAGTCAAGAAGATCGTGAGAGTCGAAAGAAGTTCGATGAATGCTCGATCATTGGGAGCTTGATCGCCAAGCGGCTGAGTCACAAAGATCAGCGCGTACAGCATCCCAGCGACAGAAAATGCAAAAGTGAGTGCAAGACATACGCCGATGAATACGATGAGCCGAGCTTTAAGCTGCTCATTTGTCAGTCTTCGATGAGGTGAAGCCACTGGGATCCTCTCCAAATATGTCTTCAGTACATGTTCCCTGAGCCTTACATTGCGGCGGATTGCACTCAGGCTTTTGCCAGTTCTCAAATTCTTGGCACTCATAGCGCGTCCATCCTTGATAGCCACATGACGACAGCCCTAGCGAAAGCGATACCCCTAGAGCTGCCGACAGTAGCTTCCGAGTCACTTCCCCAATAACCCGAAAGACTGATCCTTTGGATTAAGCCAGCGCAAGATCACCGGAGCGACGGCAGCTGCGCCTGCCATTGCTAGTGTCTTTGGATCTGTCTCGCCTGCCATGTAAAGTGCAAGCGAAGCGGCCATGAATGACCGAGCCCAGCTTGCTGCCATTGCTTTTACTTGCTCCATTTTTTCTCCTTCTTTGGCTTTTCAGCCTTTGTCGGTGTTGGCATTTCTACCTTTGGAAATTCTCCCTTGTAAGGCTTGTACTTTGGACGACCAAAGCCGACGACCTCTTTACCGATCGTGCGCTTCTTGACCATGACCATGCCGCCATTGCGTTGATCGCCTGTGCCTGATGTGTTGCCTTCAATGGTCGTCACTGTGTTGCCATCGATGCCGACCACAATGCCGATGTGACTGATGCGATCGACGCCATCATGTGGAAAGTCCATGAATGCAAGATCACCAAGTACAGGCACTTCATGCCAACGACCGATCTCCTTGAATTTGTGAGCTCCTACAGCTGTGGACACGACTGAGTGAACCTTGACCTCAGCTTGTGCGAGCACCCAGTTGCAGAATGAACCGCACCACGGCAAGCCATTGGCTTTTGTAAATGCGCCATATTTGGTTAGATTGTCGCCTTCTTCGATTGTGCCGATTTCGGCTTTTGCAATCTCAAGAGCTGCGGCAGCTGTACCTATTGGGTAATTCATTTTCCGAGTTTTAACCCTTTCGGAAGTGGCTTTGAGTATTCCCATTTGACAAGATACTCACCCAGTCCATCAGAATCATCTTGAATGACAATTTTATCCTTAGAAAAAATTGATTCATTTTCAATTAATTCCGGATATGCGGTGATAATTGTTTCGTAAACTGACATTATGATCTAACTCCTATCGCTTGAAATCTGGAAACTGTTGCGCCGTCATAAACTGCTGGAGATGATCCACCGCGAGCATATACTTCAACATAATCGCTTGAACCATTAAAATAGATCAAAGCTGAGCCAGATAAATACATTTCAGTAACTGACCACACAGCTCCCACGCCTTGATCGATTGTTCCGTTTTTGTAGATAAAGGCTTGCATAAAAGAACTAGCGCCGACCGCCATATCAATCAACACATTGACTTCATAATATCCTGAAACGGTTGGAGTGAAGCGAGAAGTCCCCGTATCGTAATTTGAATTAGTGTCGAATGATTCTGTGGCAAAAGTAATCTTGGTATAAACGGAGTTTGAAAGGGTTTGAGTTCCACCTGATTTATAGGCAGAAAATGCAGGGAATGAACTGCTTGCCGGTGTTGCCCATTTGATTCCTGTTGCGGCTGTTGAGTCTGCCGTCAGCACTTGACCATTTGTACCAACCGCCAACCGCGCTGGAGTGTCTGCCGCGGTTGCCGCAATCAGATCGCCTTTCGCATCAACAATTGCATTCTGGATTGCATTCGAATCGTCTTGCGCGACCCATGAAAAGTCGAGATCAGTACCCGAAGCTTTTGCCAATACTTGTCCGGTCGTTCCGCCTTTGAGATCGACGAATGATGTGTCAATTGAATTGCCCAGCGTACGCATTGCCGCTGCGCCATCCTTGACCAGATCCGTATCGTCTGGCGTCTCCCAGCCAAAATTCGTAGTAGTTGCCATCTATGCCACCGCCCCTGTCGCTTGTTCCCATGTGAGTGTATTGCTGAGTGTGTTCCATTGCTCCGCTGCATTCACTTGCTCCCAGTTTATAGCAACGAGTGAAAATTCGATTGGAGACATGTTGATCGTCAAAAGAATTGAATTGAGCGAGACGCTCCATGTGAAGCCTTCGACAAAGCCTTGAAATTGTCCGCCGTTGATGTTTAGCGGCAGATCCGTCAAGCTGATTGGCATTCCCATGAATATGCCCAAAAGCGCGTCGCGCTGCTCATTGCTCAATTCTGGCGATGTGATTGGAAATGTGATCGACTCAAATTTTGCTCTTGGATATGCGCGAAGATCCAGATACCTCTGAGCCTGAGATTCGGCATCTGCCGAGTCATGCAGTGTCGTCGTGATCGATTGCCCCAGCTTGCCGAATTGTGCAATCGATGTCAGATCCTCGACTTCTTCTGTGCCTGCTCGCCACTTGAGAGCGATGACATTGCGGACATCGCCTGACTGAGTGACTGTGCGGATTCCAGCTGAGAGCCCTTGATTGGCCGAAATTGTCACATAGCCATTGTTAGCCAAGTAATCTTGGCGATGAGTGGCTCCGGCATAATTGATCAGGCCATCGGATGATTCGTACAGATAGCCAAAGCCTGAGACGGCCAAAGCCGATGCAAGCGAATACACATCAGTGACATCAGCTGTGCGAGCTTCTAGCTCATAGATTCCATCATCGATCTCGCCGAGTCCGGTATTTTCTGCCGTGAGCCAAGTCTCCGTGGCTGGATAGGTATTCCATGTCAATGCCGCTGGCACTTCGAGCCAGTTATTGACGAGCAAATCTTCCAAGATCACAGCGATCTGGACGCCATCAAGATCCTTGTGCAGTACGCCTTCAGTCAGTGCCTTTGGCAGTCTTGACAAGGCTCCGAGAGCTGTCAGCGATGCAGCTGTGGCCATGCCAGCACCGCCAGCTGATACGACCTCAAGCGTGATGTCTGTGAGGTTGCCGCCGAACATCGTGCGATATGTGCCAGTGGAATCTTTGAGCTGTAGCGTCATGCCTTGATTGACTTGAAAATCAAATACGGAATTGTCAAGATTGATGATAGTCAATGAGCAATATCCGGCAACGGGCTGAGAATAAATATCGGTGCGGCCTGATGTGATCGACAAGCCTGAAAGCGTCACATCGGTGTATATCGTGCTGCCAATAGTGACGCGCCAATCTGGATTGAATATGGTCATGAGTAGCTGAATTGCCCTGCGCCTAGAGTGCCGCGTGATGAAGATCGATTGAGTACATCGATGATGGTGCGAGCTGTACCTTCGGCATCGATCGCGCCATTGACTGTCAGATTGATTGTCGTGCCGCCACCGCCTGAGCCACCATTCGGGATGATTTTGCCTGATGTATTTGGCACAAATAACTCTGGGCCTTGCTCGCCTACGACATAGCTTGTGCCGCGAGAGACTGGGCCGCCCATGGCTCGACCGCCGCCAAAGATATTGTCGATCGCGCCACCGACTGCCTGAGTGACTGGATTATTCTTGATGAAATTGACGATATTTCGGATCGCATTGAATGCGCTATTGACGACATTGACAAGGTTGGAGAATAGACCGATGACAAAGCTGATGGCAGTGCCAAGTGTGTCAAATGCCCTGCCAAGAATCGTGCCAATTACCGGAGCGACTACATCACGGATGACTTTGGCAATGACTTCGAGCAAAGCTTTAAGTGGCTTGAGCTTTGATTCATTCTCAGCAATCTTTGCTGTCACCTTCTCAAATGCTGATCGCAGGCCATCGATGGTTGGTGTGAGCACGCTGCCAATGGCTGGAATGACATATTCAGTCAGGAAAGACCAAATGGCTGTGAATGTAGGAATTACAGAATTCTGAATGTAATCTCGCAAAGCGATGAAGATTGGCGTGAGCTTTGGCCCTAGCTCCTCAGCCAATTGCTGCACAGCTGGGATGACTGTATTGACAAAGCCTGAGACCATCGGTGTGATGGCATCGAGCACGAAAGATCCGACAGTCTCTTTGCCTTCATCAAATGCGACTTGGAGCCGCTGCATCTTGCCTTGAAATGTGTCAGCCTGCTCTGATGCTTGACCGCCAAATGTGGCAGCAAGTTGAGCCGTGATTTCTTCCATTGACATCGTCTTGAGCTGCGCGGCAGTAAGTCCGACGCCTAACTTGGCCAGCGATCCTGCATTGCCTTCGGCCGCCTTGCTCATGGCATTTGTTACAGCTTCGAGAGACTTACCGGATCCAGCGGCGACATCGATGGCGACGGCCTGCAATTTGAGAGCTTGATCTGCGTCCTTTGTAGCACGCACAAATCGCTCAAAGCTTGGACGCAATTCATCATCAGTCAGACCAGTCAGCAAAGATGTCTTGGTGATCTGTGATTCCACAGCTGCGATCTGAGCATTGGTCGCGCCAGTTACATTCTCCAAAGTGGTGGCGAGCTTGGCCTGTGCAGCTTCATCAGCGATTGCAGACTTGACGCCATCGACCAGCAATTTGCCAGCGTAGGCAGTGGCAGCGACGCCAGCGGCAGCAAATGCCGCGCCTGCCACCTTGCCGAACTTGGCGACCTTACTGCCAAAGCCTTGAACTTCACTTGATGCGCCATTGACGCCTTTGCGTAAGCCATCGAGATCGGCGTCAAAAGTTATTTTGACCTTTGGAATAGCCATCAGTCCATCCCTGCCTTCTTCACGACATCTTGCACCATCTGTGCATATTCACGCGCAATTATTGGCAAATAATAATCCATTGCTGGATTGATCCAGTAGCCGCTTTTATTGTAGGGAGCTTTGAATCTGTCGGTGTACGCACGACCTCGACGATCTTCGCCTCGATGTGATCCATATTCAGATCCCCAAAGCAATGCACCAGCTGGGGCTTGACCTTGCTTGACGACTGTGCCGCCCTTGCGCTTTTCGCCGCCGTATTTTCGGCCGACCTTCTTTGGGCCACCGACATCGACGCGAATCAATCGATCACGCTTTGGAGCAAGTGATTCAGCGACCTTCTTAGCCACTGGCGTGCGAGACGCATTGGCAAATTGAAGCAATTGTCCGGCAAATCTTTGTGACAGCGGAAGAGCTCGATCGCGGATCTCTTGCTGAGATTCGGCAGGCAATGATCCTAGCAATCGAATCAAATTCCGGAATTCAACGGGCTCGACAGTGATAGCGAGTGTGCCTTTACCTGCCTTGGCCATGTTTCTTCTCCAGAATCTCGATCGCTGTCATGATCTGCTCCGCTGTCTGCCATTCACTCATCGGGATTTGCGTGGCAATCGCCAGCTCCACGATTGTGCGATTTAGGCTTCCAGCGGCGTAGCTTTTGGGTTGTCTGCCGCCTCAGTCGTAATGTCCGAGACTGTCTCGATCCATGCCTCATAAGGCTTGACGGCCTTGCCAGCGGCTTCTCTTTTCATAGCGTGATACGCCAAGAAAAGTAGATCAGAGATTCCGATCTTGTCTGCCGCTTGTGTAATGGTGTGGCCTGTCTTGTTTTCCCATTTGCACCACTCAGGCGGAGCTGCCACATAAGTGGCAACCTCGCCCGATGTGTATTCAATTGTGATATTTGTTTTCATGCTCCCGATCTCCTTCTTAGCTAAAAGTCTCGGTAGGTGTACCGACCACTGTGAATGATAGTGACACAGTCTGTGCGTCCGGTGCTGCACCGCCGACAGATGGGAACACTGGCAATACATTGCACGCAAAGACGGCTCCACTTGCAGCTGTCAATGACGCTGCCAAAGTCGTATTTGGTGCAGATTCGCAGGCAGTCCAGAGTGATTCGCACAGTGATGAAGCTGCGCCCCAGTCTGCGAGCATTTCGATGTCGAGTGTCCACTGATCATCAATGGCTTTGTAAGCGCGGCCATCAAGTGTCTGATATGTCTCGATGGTGTGCTCATTTGAAAGAATGACTGATGTTGCTTGTGCATCGTAGTTGACAGTCGCGATCGTCAATACTAGATCGCGTCCGGTGATGACGGTCGTTGGCATAGCTTGTCTCCTAGTTTGTTTGAGTGTATTGAGTGGATATTTCAATCTCGCACGCGAGAATGTCGGACGCTCCGATTGAGATTGGCATTGGATTAGACACAGAGCCGACTGTGTAACCTGACGGAATAACCGCCAGAATGCTGAGCACTAGCTTCTCGATGTTGTCGAGTGCAGCTGCATTTGAGTACATTGCGACGCCGACAGTGACGACAAGATTGACTTTGACACGCGTCGATGTGCCGATGAGATTGGCTTCAAGATATGGCGATGCTGGGACGACGGCCGCAAATGGCACGATTGGAGCCTCTGGGACATAGTCATATGTGTTAGCCGCTACGCCTGAAATAGCTGTCTTGATTGCGCCGCGAATATCGACGGCAATTGATGACGCTGGCATTAGCTCACCATCGATCGAGTATCGACCAAATCACCAAGCAAGCCGATGCAGCGATTGGTCAAGCTGCGTCCCATTCTGAAAGGTGTTGGGCTGAAATCCACGCCTTCGATCTGACCGCCTGCCGCTGTACGGCTTTGGAATACTTCGACCGCTACTGCAAGGATTGCGCTTTCGACATTTGCATTGCCTATGTAATAAGTGGCCGCGCCATAGCCGGATAGAGTCGCAGTGCCATTTGGAATCATCTGACGGATGGTGACATCTGCATTTGTTAGCGCGGCCGTAAAATAAAGATTTTCGACAGTCGTGACTGTGTGTGTTGCCGTAAATGGTGCAGGCATCTTTGTCACGACAATCGATTGGCCTACCGCAAAAGTGTGTGGCTCCCGTGTGTAGAAATAAGCGACATTGGATTCCAATTCATAGCTGACAATTGCTGTCGTGTTCTGCGTAAGTATTGGCAAGATCACGCCTTCGGCAGTGTCAATGATGTCGTCCAGATATGCATCAGAATACAGGGATGAACTCACGCCAAGTAAAGATCGCAGCGATGACGCTGTAACTATTGCCGACATGAGTCCATCCCTTCATCTGCTCGACCGCCTCGGGAGCGAAGCGGCCGATGTCTAGTTATTTGTTATCGATCAGGTCTTGTTGATACCAAATGCGCCTGCACCGATCTTGGTCGCGATTGCGCCATATCCGTACATGGCCACAAGGATCTCGCCCGATGCAATTACATCAGCGCGCAGCTGGAATGTTGGTGATTCATACCATGTGTAGCTTGTTGGGTTGATGATCATCATAGAATCATCTTTGTCTGTGTCATTTGCGCTTGGCACATTTGCAGTGACATAGAGATCGAGTCCGGCGACATTGCCGCGGATTGAATCTGGACGCACGACGCCGCCAGCATTTGATGGCTGAGCTGCGTTATAAATTGGACGCCCTGAGTCCGCCAAAGTCATCAGATTTGC